ACGCTCGCCTGAACGGACCGGTACAAGGCCCCGCCAAGGGTGGATCAGCGAATACTATCGCAGTGGTGGTTGTAAGGGAACTATGGTTCGCGCTGCTGTCGATGTTCGCTGCACTGCGTAAGTCTGCAAGTGGCCGAGGCTGTGTGAAAACTCTGCGCGGTATAACCGCACCCGGGATTTTGAGGCTTGTAGTCACGCTCAGGGCAAAAAAACGCAAAAATTCATCCTCCGCTCGGCGTTACGACCAAATCAGATTTCGTTTTCACACAGCCTGGGCCGTAAGAGAACAATCCTACCGACTGCCCACCGGGTCCGCTTATTGGGGTGCAACGGCCATGCAGCAGTGCCGCCGCCGATTGCTCGGAACCGCGAACAGTTGGTGACACTTCAATCCGATTCCAACGGTCGCCGACGATCCGCCCAGGCCGTTGACGAGCCGCGCCAAGACCTTCGGGACTTCAGACAATCCCACGAGATCGCATGAGCGCGTGAACTGCACTATGCGACAGCGCGCGCGACCATTGAGCTGATCGAGCATCAAGTTCTGTCGCGCTGAGAGCTTGCGCTTTTTTTTGGTGGGGCGGGAAGGTCTGCTATCCCGCGATATCGTCGGCATTGCGTCCCGACGCCTTGCGCGCGCGGCCTCGCCTGCGCGTTTTGCGCTTCGGCCATCGCATGATCTCAATACGAAATCGCCTGGCGCGCGCGGTCGGAATGAGGACGATTCAGACTCCCGAAGTTTATCGTGCGGACGCGAACAAATTTACTGGCGACATATTGTCATGCACGACATAATGACGTATTGTCGCGACATTCGATCGTTGGCGCGATCGAACAAAACAGCGAGGAACACCATGTACGATCTTAGCATTCCGAACGCGCGCCCCGGCACTTGTGAGAAGTACAAAGGCACGGGCACCTATCATTGGGGTGCCGTTGTCAACGGCCAGCCCCAGCATTCCGGGACATGCTTTTCATGTCGCGGCACTGGCAAACAATCCAGCCGCCAGATCAGGCGGAACAAGACCTATAACCGATTCAAGGTCGCTGAAATCTGTCGCGCGGATTTCGTGCGCGATCCCGGCGAATATGCCGCGGACCGTTGGAACGAAATACACGGCGACCGTTCCTGATTTCACCAAGGCCCGTGTTGGCGCACGGGCACTCTTACAGCGAGGAATCAACACAATGAAACGCGATCTATATGCAGAAGTGTCAGCCCGTATCATTGCTGAGCTGGAAGTCGGCGCCGCGCCTTGGATCAAGCCATGGTCCGCGACTCCTGGCTTGAACACGCCATGCAATGCGGTGACCAATCGCCCGTATTCGGGATGCAACGTCGTGCTGTTGTGGATGGCACAAGCGGCGGGATATCGCACGCCGCGCTATCTCACATTTAAGCAGGCCTTGGAGCTTGGCGGCAATGTGCGGAAGGGCCAGCACGGCCAGACGGTTTTCTTTGTGAAGCGGCTGCAAGTCGCGGATGGCGACGAAGGCGATACCAAGGTCATCCCCATGATGAAGGCTTACACGGTTTTCAACGTCGACCAATGCGAAGGCTTGCCTGCGCCTGTGGTGGCGCAAGGCCCATTGAAGGTCCGCAACACGGATGTACGCGACGCGACGATTGACGAGTTCCTGGCCGCAGCCGGCGCCGATATCCGCGAAGGTCATGGCGAGGCCTATTACCGGCCAGGGGATGATTTCATAAGCATGCCGCGGTTCGAAGCGTTCAAGAGCGCGGCCACGTTCTATGGCGTGGCGTTCCATGAGCTTGGCCATTGGACGGGTCACAAGTCGCGGCTTGATCGCGACTTGCGCGGCCGGTTTGGCGAGCGGGCATATGCCGCGGAGGAATTGGTTGCCGAGCTTTGCGCCGCTTTCCTTTGTGCCGAATTCTCGATTGATGGCGACATGCGGCACGCGGGCTACATCCAATCCTGGATTGGTCTCTTGAAGGCGGATAGCCGCGCTTTCTTCACAGCCGCCAGCAAAGCGCAGGCTGCGGCGGACTATCTCCGTGGGATCGTGCTGAGCGATCACCGGCCGGCAATGGCAGCGTGAGAGGGGGCAGCGATGCTGACTTTTCACACCCGCATGCTTGAAGCCAAGGCCGCCAAGTTGACTCGCCGCAATCGCGGCGAGTCCATCGGCAATCACGGGATGCGTCCGCTCACCAAGGCGGAGCGCGCCGAGATCGACCCCGAACCCGGTTCATGGTGGCGGCTCCTCGCCGAAACCCGCCTTGCTTGGCGCCATGCCCGCACGGGCGCGATCGAGCAATTCCGCTACGTCACGCACGAAATCCGGGGCGACAGCCTCGAAATTCCGTTCTGAGGGGCCTCGACATCAGCAAGTGGCGAGGCACCGGGGGCGCCCCCCCGTTGATGCTTGCAACCGGCGCCGAAGGCGCTGAAATGTGGCCCGGAGAATTGGCGTTCCCCGGGCCGGTCACCCTTAGCTCTACGTGGCCAGCGAGGGCACCGCGGAGCGCGGGGGCAACGACGGAAAGCCTAGCATGACCGCAAAGCAATTCCATGAGGCGCTAAAGAAGCTGAACTTGTCGGTCTATGCGTCCGGTCCGGCGCTCTGCGTCAGCCGGCGACAGGCGCAGCGCTACGCGAGCGGCGATACCCCCGTACCGCCTTCGATCGCGAAGCTGCTCCGCGCTCTGATCGCGTTAGGTCGCACCGATGTGTGACCGATATCGCATGTCAGAAATGCATCCGCTGAGTGCCCCATGAGTACCCACATGAAACTGCCGAGGCGGCGATAGGCGTAAACTCTTATTAAGTTATTGATTTTGCTGGTGCCGGCTACAGGATTCGAACCTGTGACCCCGTGATTACAAATCACGTGCTCTACCAGCTGAGCTAAGCCGGCGGTGCCGGTTCCGTCAGGCCGGGGCGATCCCGCGCCTGTCAGACGGCGATCCGATCGTTCTTGCGCTTCGTGAGCCGGTTTCTTAGTCGTTCCCGGCGCGGTTTCCAATGGCTTTTTGGAGTCCCGGCTTCGGGGTGGACTTGGGCGCCTCGGTCTCCCCTCCCGCGCCGAGGCGGATCATTGGATCGCGGACGAGTCCGGGCCCGCAGTGCACCGCTGTCGCGACAGGGCTGTCCGTATTGCCCCATTGTCTCGACCTCTTCCGCATGCAAGGATTTGCCGCCCCGAGGAGGCGGCGTTTCGAACTCGGGCGAACTCGCGCGGCTTTTCGATCGTAACAAAATCAGGTACTTAGAACTCGGGCGAACTCGGGCGAACTCAGACGTTCCCCGTCTATCTTTGACCATCCTCGATTTGATATGATAGGAGACGACATGGCTGGGACCGTCCGATATACGCAACTCGAAACGCGCACCGCGCGGATGCGCCTCAAGCTGGGGCGAGCTTACTGGCGCTCGCTCGTGACCGGCCAGCTCACCCTAGGCTACTCCCGCCGCTCCGGCTCGCCCGGCCGGTGGATCGTACGGACCTACCTTGGGGGCGAGCGCTATAAGCAATCGACATTGGGACTGGCAGACGACATTTCCGACGCGGACGGCTCGGCCATTCTCACATTCGATGAAGCTGTCGGAGCGGCGCGCGCAAGCTACAAGGCTAACAATCGCGATGCGATTGTTAGCATTGTCACCGTCGCCGACGCCCTCCGGGAGTACATCGACTGGTTGAAGGTTCATCGGGCGACGGGCCTCGATGCCGAGCGGCGGGCCAACAAGCTGATCCTGCCCGAACTGGGCAGGATTAGGTTGTCCGACCTCACCACGGAGCGGCTGGATCGCTGGCGAAACGATTTGGTGAAAAGTCCAGCATTGCTCAGGACGGCGAAGGGGGCGCCGCAAAACTTTAAGCCCGCTCCGGTGACCGCCGACGAAATGCGGGCGCGACGTAGCTCAGTCAACCGCATTTGGACCATCCTGCGCGCGGCGCTGACGAAGGCGTTCCGGGATGGGCATGTCCGGGACGACCTCGCCTGGCGTCGCATTAAAAAGTTCGAAAACGTCGAAACGCGGCGAGAGGGCTTTCTGTCGATCGGGGAATGCCGCCGGCTGATCAATGCCTGCGACCCTCAATTTCGGCCGCTGGCGGAGGGAGCGTTGCTCACTGGGGCGCGGTACGGCGAGCTATGCGCGCTCCGGGTCCGCGATTTCGCTTACAACAAGATCCATGTCGCCCATTCCAAGTCGGGGAAGCCGAGGCATATCGTCCTTAGTGAGGAAGGCGTCAAATTCTTTGATGCCTTCACCGCTGGACGATCTCCCGACGCTATGATGTTCGAAGGGTGGGTACGTTCAAGACAGTCGAAGCCGATGTACGCGGCTTGTAAGCGCGCGAACATCAAGCCAATAGGCTTCCAACAATTGCGCCACACCTGGGCCTCCCACGCGGTCATGAACGGAATGCCGCTGATGGTGGTAGCCCGTAACCTCGGTCATTCGAGCACGCTGATGGTCGAGCGGCATTATGGGCATTTGCACGATAGCTACATTGATGAAGAGGTCAGGAAAGCCGCGCCGACGTTTGGCATCGAGGCTCCGCAGGGTAACGTGAAACCCATACGACGATAGCCCCCATTGATTTCACTGAAGTTTTTGGGGCATTGGTCACACGCGAAGGGGCTTTACTTCCTAACGGTTTTCGGTATTAACTCGATACTGCTAGATCGGCGAGGGTCGCCGCCAGCAGTCATTTCGACTGCTGACCCTGCTCATCTTGGCCCCAAAGGAGATGCGAAAGGAAGGGACAAAGGATCGCGCACGCGCGGTCCTGCGGCGATCACTTGGCTTTTTGAGTTAGAGGAGTATCTAGCTTGGCAACCAAGAAGGAACTTGAAGCAGGGTATGTGGCAGTCGAGAAAAAAGCTTTATCGATTGCCGAGTTTTGCCACCTCTATGGAATCAGCAACACCACCTACCATCGCCTAAAAGCTATGGGGAAGGGTCCGCGTGAAATTCTGATTGGTGGAGCAATTCGTATCCTTGTCGAGGATGCGAACGACTGGGACCGGGAGCGCAAAGCCGAATTGGCGAACGATACCGAAGGGCGCGCCTTCCGGGTCGACCGCGCAAAAAAGGCCGCCAAATCTCGCAAAACTGCGTAACAAGAAAAAACGCCCCGGTGGAAGCCGGGGCGTTGAGTGTTTGCCATAGGATGATACCCAGAAATCGAGGTAACGCTAAACCCTCCCGAGGTAACAGAAAGGCTTAACACCATGGACGATACCCCAAAATTTTCCGAAAGTAAAGCTCCCCGTTCCCATGCCGACTATACGGTTCCGGCGCTGGGACGCTACATAGACCGCGTCAATGCGGAGCAGCGTAGTTTCCGCCGCTACGTCGTGTTGCCGGAGCGCGAGGAAGGCGACCACTATGCGAGAGCCCGAATTCGGACCACGATTACTGTGTCCGAAGACGGCACGCTGATCGTCAAGGCTCCGTCCGAAGACCACCCCGACAATCCCACCGACGCGGAGCGCGCGGCCATCAAGGAGGATTTCGCCCAATTCAAGATTGAATTTCCGAAGCCCCGTGCAATTCATATAAGCGAATGCGAGAGACAACGCGACGCTCTCGGCGTGGCTCCCAAGGATTGGTTCATGGTGCCCGAGCCAACAAACCCTAACAAGAATAAACGCGACATTATTATCATGTGTTGGGAGCGGAAGGATAGTAAAGACGGCTCGGGGAAGGTGTATCTGCCGTCGTCATACTGGACGGCCGCTAAAGGATATCACCGATGGAATATGATGGAGCCTATCGAGGATGCGGACGGGCGGCTGGCGTTCTGGAAGCCGGTGATAAACCGTCAAAAGTTCGGGGTCATGATCCACGAGGGGGCGAAGGCGGCGCAATTCGCCGATAAGCTCGTCAACAGCAATGAGGAAGAATGGAAGGAGCGCCGAGCTAAGCATCCCTGGGCGGAAATTCTGAGCCACTATGAACACTGGGGCTGGAACGGCGGCGCTCCTAATCCGGGTCGAACCGAATGGGGGGATGTGAAGAGGTCGGTGGATGTGAGGGCGGAAATCGTCCTGGTCTGCGACAATGATACTGAGGGTCGCAGCGCGGCGGGACCTATTGCGCGTGCGCTGAGCGGCTGCAAGCTCTCAATTGTGATGTTCGATGGGAGGTTCCCGACAGGGTTCGATATCGCCGACACGCTGCCGGAGTTTAAGGATGGTGTCCCCGCACTCACTGACTTCCTGATACCTGCGATCTGGGCAACCGAGCGCGACGATAAAACCAAGGGTGAGAAGCGCGGTCCAGTGCCGTACCGGCTGCGCAAATCATTCACTGAGGAATGGGCCTATGCAGTACCGCCGGCCGTGTTTGTCTCGAAGCGAAACCGCTGCGCATTGTTTTTGGAAAAAGACTTCAACTCATATATACGGCCATTGTCCGACGTGGAGGATACGGCGAGGCTGGTAAAGAACCATCTCGAAATGCGGGCTGATGGGCTGTGCTATAAGCCCGGCCATGACACTTTCTTTTTCCATGAAAAAGGCCAACGGTTAATTAACACATGGAAGATCCGCCCGGAGCCGGGCGACGATGCGCCATGGCTCGACTTCATGGAGTATCTGATCCCAGATGTGGGAGATCGCAATCACACTTTGAAATGGGCGGCGACGCTAATCGCGACCGATGTGCGGTTGCGGTTCGCATTGCTGTTGATCGGGAGGCAGGGATTGGGGAAAAGCACGCTGATCTGGATATTGATCCGGATACTCGGGCTGCACAACTGCTCCATAGTAAACGAAACCATGGTTGTGGAAGATAAGTTTGATTCATGGAAAGCGCGAAGGCGTCTAATTGCGATACATGAAATCTATCAGGGTCAAAGCCGTAAAGCTTATAAGAAGCTTCAGGATACGATTACTGAAGATTGCGTTATGGCGAATGAAAAGTTTGTGAAGAAATACCACATCGAATTATGTTGCGCAGTTATCGCGGCGTCTAACTCTAATCGCGCCCTCAAATTGCCGAAGGATGATCGCCGATGGCTGGTACCCAAACTAACCAAGATAGCACGCGGGATGGAGTATTGGCTGAGCTTCAATAAATGGCTCGACGATGGCGGCCTCTCGATCATCTTCGATTGGGCGACCAAGTATGTAGAAAAGCATGGCGCATTAACGACCGCCAATGAAGCTCCACGAACGAAGGCTAAGAGCCAGCTTATCGATGATACTATGACACCCGGCCAATCGGCGCTGCGAGACTTGGCGGCCGCTATGAATGCGAGGGCGCGATTGTTGTAACTGATAGGGCAGTCCAAATGTGGCTGGCCAATCAACGCGGCACCACTATAAGCGACCCCACACTGGAGGCTCTCGCGACAATCCGGCATGAGTTGGAGGACTACGGGCTTAAGAATTACGGCACAATAACTAAAAGCAATAAGCTCCGTACCTGTCGGATCGGAACCGAAGGGGCGCCGACCGACCTCGCGCCCACGAACCCCTTCGATATAATTGAGAGGGCCCGGATTAGTTTTCTACAAAAGAGCGAACGTTGGGAGGGAAAACCTACCCTTGGCAGAAACGAACTCAGACGAACTCATACGGTGGGGGTCGGGGCCACTTGTCTTCCGTATTTCTACCTAAACCTGAACAAATTAAGGAAGGAGAGGAATAAAAGAATAGTTAGAAAACAGGTGAAATTCCGGAGAACAGTTGGCCCCCGCCCCCGGCCGGGTCCTTCCCGACCTCGGTTGAACGCGGGGCGCGCCGCCCCCTGAATTTCACGCGATTTTGCGAAAATAGCCTGGAGAGGCCAATGCCAAAACCCCGAACTGCCCCGCCCCGCCCCGGAAACAGGCCGCCGGCACACGGGAGCGACCTCCCCCTAGGGGACCTACCCCCCGTCAACGGCAACACTCTAGCGGGCTGGCTAGGCGTTCCCTTGACCCTGGTCCGGAAGTTTGGCGTCCGGATCGGTCCCGATAGCTTCGACCTAAAGGCTTCGGTCGCGAAGTACATCGGCCACCTTCGGGTGTCCATCCCTCACGGCGCGGCGAGGAACTTGACCGCCAAGGCGGCAGCCGAGCGCGCTCGGCTCGCGAAGGTCCAGGCCGATAAGTTTGAGATCGCCAACAAGCTCAAGCTCGGCGCGCTCGTGGAGGCGTCGGAAGTTGAAACCGAATGGTCCGGGGTTTTGCGTACCGTTCAGGCCGGCATGCTCGCCGTTCCCTCCCGCGTCGCCGCTCGGCTGCCCCACCTAACCCCACACGACGTGGGGGAAATCGATGCAGAGGTCCGCGCAGTACTCACCGAGGTAGGAACCCATGGCCGAAATCGCTGATATCCGCCGCCGCGCTTTCGCGGCTCTCATCCCGCCGCCGCGGCTCCATTTGAGCAAATGGATTGAAACTCACATCCGCCTTCCCGAAGGCGTGAGCGCGCTCCCCGGTCCGGTCCGGCTGTGGCCGTATCAGCGGGAAATCGCCGACGCTATTTCCGATCCAAATATTGAGCGGGTTACTCTCGTGAAACCCGCACGGCTCGGGTTTACAACCCTTTTGACCTCCGCCATAGGCTCTTATGCCACCAATGAACCCTCACCAATACTCGCAGTATTACCCACTGAGAGCGATTGCCGCGACTATATGGTATCGGATGTCGAACCAATATTCGAGGCGTCGCCTATACTCGCGGGTTTATTATCGGCCGACCTTGAGGATGGGGTTTCTCGAAATACGTTGATGCATCGCCGCTGCCCCGGAGGCTCGCTCAAGATCGTGGCCGCGAAAGCTCCAAGAAACTTGCGCCGCCATACCGCTCGCATACTCGTGGTGGACGAAGCCGATGCCATGGAAACCGGAGCGGAAGGCAATCCCCTCCGGCTCGCCGAGCGCCGCACGCTGAGCTTCCCCAATCGCAAGATCATCATTGGATCCACTCCGATCTTCGAAGACACGTCGCCCGTGATTCGTGCGTTCGACGCTTCGGACGGTCGCGTGTTCGAGGTCCCGTGCCCGGAATGCCACTCCTTCACTGAGATGCTGTGGTCCCATATCGAGTGGGAGCCGGATCACCCCGACACAGCAGCATTCCGCTGCCCGTCTTGTAAGGCTCTCGTGCCGGAGCGCTACAAGCCATCGATGGTCGCCCGCGGACGGTGGCGCGTAACGCGACGGGGAGTGACGGGGCATGCCGGCTTCCGCATCAATGCTCTGGTCTCGCTCCTCGCCAACGCATCTTGGGGGAAGCTCGCCGCGGAATTTCTCGCGGCGAAAGATGACCCCGCGGAGTTGCAGGTGTTCGTCAATACCGTCCTGGCGCAAGGCTGGGCGGAAGCCGGCGCCGATATCGACGAAGAAGCGCTCGCCGCCCGCGCCGAGCCGTTCAGCCTCGACAACATCCCCGCCGAGGTTCTCGTCATCACGGCGGGAGTGGACGTGCAGGACGATCGGTTGGAGATCACCATAGCCGGCTGGACCCGGACCAATGAATGCCTGGTTCTCGGTCATATCGTCATCTGGGGAACTCCGGACGACGATACCACCTGGGCCGAGCTAGACGAATTGCTGCGCTCGAAATGGGTTCATCCCTCGGGCGGGCGCATCGGCATCGACGCGGCCGCGGTCGATAGCGGCGACGGGGAGTGGACCGATCGCACTTATAACTTTTGCTTCCCCCGCGCTTCTCGCCGCGTAATGGCGGTTAAAGGCGTGAGCGGGACGCGACCGAGCATCGCCGTGAGCCATGGGAAGGTTAAGGGCGGCCGGCTCTGGGTTGTCGGGGTCGATACCGTCAAAACAACCCTGTTCTCCCGGCTGTCGCGGGGCACATCAATACGGTTTTCGAAAACTCTGGAGCCAGCCTACTATGAGCAACTTTCGAGCGAGCGCCGCATCGTGCGCTACGCTCGTGGCCGGCCGATCCGGAGGTTCGAACGCATCCCTGGCCGGAGGGCGGAAGCGCTCGATTGCCTCGTGTACGCGACGGCAGCGCGGTCCGCGGCTCCGATCCAACTCGACCAGCGAGCCGACAATCTTCGCCACGAAACCGCGCCGTCCGCGAAGCCGAGCGTCATCCGCTCAGAGTGGATGCGTCGTTAGGAAGAGGTTCCAACATCATCATAGTCATTTTATCGATGTATTCTTCGTATTCTTCCTCCAACTCACAGAGTGCACCCAGTATTTGGTTGCATAGCTCTTTGATCTTTTGACCTTGTGCGCTGTGTACACATGAATGATTTTGCATTGTGAATACTCCTTGACGTCACGCAAATACGGGTATCACTCACAAGCCGTTAGTCAACTAACTTTGGGAGGGGCGAACTCGCGCGAACTAACACGAAGTCACAGACCCAAGATTTAGGGCTGGCCGTTACGCGTATAACGCAGCCATTACGGAAACGGCTTCATCAAGCAATACGTCCGCGATCACCTCATCCTCCGGACGGAGGCAGCGAGCAACAACGTCAACGACTACGGCGT